CGGCATTGCCTACGATTGTGAAACGAAATCTCAACACAACGTCTTCCGTTGATCCTATGTGCGCTGAACGCGCTTGGGATAGGACATGGGAGTTCATGAAGAAGGCCTATTACGTGCCTGATGTTGAGGAGAAGATACAGTCGTGGGATTACGTCGGTCCTACAGCTGAACTCGTGGCTGAGTGGGCTAGTAAGCTGGCACCTACTGCGAGAGTTCAACTGGCTAAGTTGAATTTCGATTTCGCTAATGTGGATGTTGCGCTGCAAGATTCGAAGCTTATGTTGAAGGCGAAGCGGAAGCCCAATTTGGGTCCGTCGTTTTCATCTGCTGTGAAGGCTGCGCAGAGCATTCAGTACGATGGCACGAAGAGACGTACGGCATTTTTTTCTCCACTGTTCGCTGAGAAGGTTCGTCGTGACAAGTCTGTTCTGCGTGACGATGTGATCATTATGCAGAGCAAGAGCAGCGCAGACCTAAACGAGCGGTTGGCCTGTTTCGATTGGCGACCTACAGCTGCGGGCGAGTTGAAGTATCTTATGCTGGACGGCGAGATGTTCGATAAGTCTCAGGTGTTGTCTACGCTTGGGATGCACTGGAAGAAGTCAGAGAAGTTCAAGATCCTGCCGGAGTACGTGGAGTTACTTAGACAGAACGCGGCTTACCGTAAGGCCTCTTCTCAAGAGGCTGGTATTCAGGTGTTTTTGACACCGCAGCGTGGTTCTGGTGATTCTGATACTTTGGACGGCAATTGCGATGTGAGTCAAGCCGCGTATGCGCGGTTTATTGCCACTCATCGTGACAAGATTGAGTTTGTACTGATCATGGGTGACGATGTCACTATTGCTTTCAGGGGCGAAATTGATATTGAGTGTCTCGAGAAGGATTGCATGTCTGAGTTCAATTTGTCCGTTAAGGCTACTATTTCCAAGTACGGGAATTTTGTGAGCGGATGGTTGGTTCATCTACCTGACGGTAGTATTAAGTGGGTGACTGATCCGATCAAGCGTGCTGTGTCTTTGGGCGATAGGTCGGTGGTTGCGGATACAGATTTTGGCGAAAAGTATTTGGCTTTCAAAGATCTGTGCACCGGACTCGAAGGGTACGCTTTGCAGCAGTATTTGATACCTGCGTTGACGGAGTCGTATTCACGAGATTTGGGTTATCCCGTGTCGCGTGGTGACATTGCCGACGTGGTGCAAGGAGTTGTCTCTCTCGCTTCCAGTTACGCGGAGTATAGGAAGTGTTTTGGTGAGGGTGCTGTCAAACACAGTTACTAGTGTGATGACGAACGCTGTCGGAATGTGCGTATCATTCTGGGTTGATTACCTAAAATCAGTATACAGGCC